ATGGAGATTCCTGACAAGTCAAAGAGCGATGCACGAGCTGAGGAAACTTGGCTCCGCTACATCAAGTTCGACGAGTCACTAACCTTACCACGGTTGCTACCAGGAAACTGGTATAAAGCGCGTATCCTCCTTCATAAATGGATGAGAGGGTTTAAGTTGGGGGACCTAGAGTATACTCCGGGTTCCTCAGCCGAGTTCACCGAAAGCCGAAACTCGATCGAGTCAAAGCTGCAGTGGGCTAGGTGGGATTGTACCTCTGATTGTTGGGACTTCTGGGCCGAGACGGCCTATGAGACTCTGGCGATTAAAAGGGCAGCCCGCGCGCGCTTTGCGCAAGCCATGAAGTACGACCAAGTTGCCGTTTCTGAGTTCCACAAGGAATCGTGGAAGCGTTTTGGCACTCGCCCCAATGGGCCTTTCCTGTGCTTTAAGCGTATGCTGTCGACTCTAACAGTGCGGTGTGAAGCTTCCCGCTTTTCCACCGTGCTGAAAAATAACGAGACCGACAGGCCTATAGAGCTGCAACCGTTGTGCAACATGCTCGTTCAGCGAAGAGTGGGCAATGGACTCCGAGACCTCTTGCGAGGTTTAGGATATGATCTTGATCGGCTGTCAGAAGTTCATCGACAGCTCGTTAAGGACGCCACACTGGCGACCCTCGATCTAAAGAACGCTAGCGATAGCGTTCAGTTAGCTCTCTGCCTGTTCCTGTTCCCGTTGCCCTTCTTTAGACTGCTAATCAGCAGCCGGGCGACTTACCTAGAAGGACCGAAAACCGCGGGACGTGAGTACCACGTTCTTCGTAAGGTGTCCTCCATGGGGAATGGGTTCACGTTTGAGCTGATGTCCATGGTTCTCTTAGCACTGGGGCTGCAGCATGACAGCAAGTTCTCGGTCTTTGGCGATGATATCATCGTTGTTAAAGAAAAAGCCAGAGAGGTCATACAAGACCTCGAGGCCGTTGGGTTCGTTGTGAACGACCAAAAGTCGTTCATCGATGGTCCCTTCCGGGAATCGTGCGGCGCGAACTACTTGGACGGCTACGGGTACTTAAGGTCCTTCGACTTTCGGTATCCGGAAAACGTTCACGATTGCGCCGTAATTGCGAATAAGGCATATCTCCTACGGGAAGTGTCCCCGCAATTTCGTAAGCTGCATGATGCACTCATCCGTTGTGTCCCCAGCCAGGCTAGGGGGGTGTGCGGATTCGTTGACAAGGATCTACCCGTCGGCGAAGTGGAACGAGG